GTCGGCGCTAAAGAAGGCCGTGCTCGTTACGGTCACATCGGTCGCGGTCGCCAGCGGCACGCCGTTGACGAGGACATTCAGGCGCGGCTCGCGCACCTGAATGCTGGCGACCGGATCCACAGCCAACGCAAAATAGTCACTGGGCGGCAACGCCGCCTCCCGCGCCCGGGTTAGGATCCGGGATGCTCAACGTCTGAACGCCAACCAGCATTGGATCGGAAATTTTGTTGAGCTGCGCGATGCGCACCCACTGCGTCGCATCACCCAGATAGGTAAGGGCAAGTCGGAACAGATTGCCGCCTGCAACTTGAATGATCTGCATCACACACCTGCACTGTCGAGATTTGCGAGCGCCCTGCCCGCGTAGCCGCTCGCGTCGGCGTATTGCGCCAACTGTCCGGCGGCAGTCGCCGCAGTCGCGGGGTCCGTTGAGGTCAGCAGAGAGTTGCCAGCGCTGCTCATACCCGCCTGCGCCGCCGCCATCACGGCACCCACCGCGCTGCTCGCCCCCAGGTTGGCTGCCGACCCCCTTGAGAATGCGCCGCTCAGTCCGAGCGCTGCCACGGCACCACTGGTGTCGACTCCGGTGACTGACGCGAGATCGGCCAACACACTTGTCGCCGTCGATAATGCCAAGCTGACCGACGATTGCGCGAGGTCTTGGATGACCTTGCAGGAAATCCGATACGGTACCCAGTTGGTGCGATGGTAGGACGCCTCGAAAAGCCCGATCACCACCAGATAGCAAAAGGCATCCCACGCCAGCGTCCACACCCCGCCCTGCGCTCGCATTACGTCGAGTGCCCGCGCCCGGTCGACCGCGTCGGCGCCTGAGAACACGCCGCTCCATCCGATGTCGGCGTCGTCACGTCCCATCGCATCGACGATGCGCGCGCCGCCAGGCAGGATATGTATCGCGAGCCGTTGCTCGCCGCCGAAGCGGATCTGCGACGGGAGCTCGAAATTTTGAAAACTGATCGGGCCAAGTTGCAGGTAGTTCGACATGCAATCAGCCCCCTTGTAGCGTGCCCGGCCAGGCCGGAGTCAGGCGGGGATCGAACCCTGTTCCCCCCGCCTGCGGGCGTCCGACTTCGTGAGCAAGATGGTCGGCCATCCAGGAGCCGACACGAGCACCATCCAGAAACACATCGCCACCCGTCGGGCCGCCCTGCAATGGTTGTCGCGGCGTAGGTGCAAAGGCACGCTGGGGCAGCGCATCCGTGGCGGGTCCCTCCGTTTGCGTGGCTGGCGACCACGCCTCCGGCGCCCATTGGCGAGGCCGGACGCTACTCACAGCGAGAGTGTCGCCGCCAAGACCGCTGGTGGCCGGCGCCGCCAAGTCTTTTGCGGAGACCGTGGAGCGGTCGCTCATAACGGCTATCTCCGTTTCCGCCACGGGAGTCGGCGCGAATGATGAAAACAGCATCGGCGCCGAATCGTCCGGCGCCTCGGTTCGCACAACCGGCGAGGGTGCCACTGAGCCGCCGCCGGGAATATAGACTGGTGCCATCGACACCTGCTCCGCCCGTGCCGACCGAACAGCGGGCGGGGGAGCGAGCAGCGCCGCCGGCCGAACCGCTTCGACAATGTCCGACGCCGCCTCCTGAGGCTTAACTGTCGCCTGCGTCGCAACGGGCGGTGCCATGGGAATCGAGGCCGCCGCCGCGCCTGCCGCCTGCACCTGCGACAGCCCAGCAAGCGCTCGCACGACGCCACTCTGGGCAGTCGCAATCATCCCTTCGACCGATGTGATTGCGTCGGCCACGCCGCCGTCAAGCAAGAGTGCAAGTCCGATATCTGAGGGCTCGCGGCCCGTCGCCTCGTCACCCTGGCTCACCCTTTCGGTCCTTCCAGCGCAATGCGCCATCATCAAACTCGTGGCCGTCGAGGCGTCCCAGCGCCACCACGAACGCCATCCGCTCATCGGGTGGTAGGCAAAACGCGACGTCGAAGGGCACCCCGCTCTTGACCAGGTAAAGACAGTCCACCAGATCGGGGTGCCGACTCAGTTTCCCGCCGTGGCCGCCACCTCGGCCGCACTTGGCCGCGTCTCCGCCATCGCCCCGCCCACAGCTGCGATGCCTGCGTCGCCGAGCCGGCCGACCAGCGCCTCGATCTGCTGTTCGCTGCCAGGCGTCGGTACCGGCACTTCGTCGATCGATGCAACGCTGAACGCGAGCGCCGCTATGCCGAGCCACGACTGATTCTGTGACAGGGCGGGTCCCGCCGCCTTGAACAGCCGCAACTTGTCCAAGGCCGTCAGTCGGCGCAAGCGCAGCACACGCCCCTGCGCATCCGTAACGCTGGCTTCTGCTTGCGCCGCCGCAATCAGGCGCGCGGACGGAGTGCCGCTCACAGGCTCACCCGGGAGCTTGCGAAGAACTCGAGCCGCTGCTTGACGCTTTGGTCGCCGCGCCAAGTCCCTGCACTGGCAAGTTTGAAAACAACGTTGTTGTGCTGATATGTCGACGTCGATCCGTCGGCCTCGGTGATATACTGATACATCGTTCCGGTCGCAGGAGTCTGACCGTTGAGATAGTCAGATTCAAGCTGCGCGATAAAATCGTCCGCAGCAGAATTACCGCGTTCGAGATCAAACTGCCCTTCCCATCCTTTCGGCAACTCCGCGCCAAGTTGCGACCCGTCAATTCGCGATATACGGACTGATGATGTGACCTGTCGCGCCTCGAAACCCGTGACGTGCGCCAGATCGACGCGACCATAGGCGCCGAGAACCACCACCTGGGTGTCGCGACCGACGGAGAACATGCTGCCGGACATATGTTCCTCTCAACTTGGAAGGGCGATTGCGCGCCGGAAAACTCTCCCTCAGGCAGCAAGCGCGCCTGGCGTGTTCGGTAGAACCTGTGTTTGAACCTGCACCGTCTGGCCGCCCTCGATGTTGACGATAAAGAACTCGTTGATCGCCTGATACTGAACCTGCGCGTCACTCTGCACATAGCCAAGCCCAGTGCGGCTGGCGGGATTGTTGCTGGTATCACAGATCACGGTAAAAGGTAGGCTGCCGTCGGTGCTGCCCAAAAGGCCTTGGCTGAGCATAGCCTGCAAGAAGCTGAGCTGCGTGGCACGGATGCGCTGGAACAGGCTGGCGTTGATCACCTGTCCGACATACTGCCCCATCCCGGAAGCCAGCGTCGCAGCGATATAGTTCGTCAGCCGTGTATAGTTATCACCATTGATGGCGGAGTTGCTGCTGCTGTTGATCCCGCCGCGCACACCCCAGAACGCGCCACCAGGCTGCGGATTGGCGATCACGTCAATCCCTGCTTGGAACAGCGTGCCCAGGTCGGCGGCCGCATAGCTCGTGCTAGTACCAGCAAGCGGCGTGCCGCTAAGTTGCGTGCCGACGATCGAATATAGCGGCTTATTCAGACTGCTCTGCTCAGGGCTGAGATTTGCGAGCCGCCCGGCGACAAAACCTTGTGGGCTTACAACGCGCAGTGTGGCGTTGACCGGGTCGTTCCACCAGACCCAATCGCCGAACATCAGCTTGCAGGCATAGCTGTCGAGACCGGCGCCATGTTTGGTGGCGACGGCATTTTGTATGGTGTCACCCGCCGGCCCGGCCAGGATCATGTACACACCTTCGGACAATCCGAATTGGGCCTGAGTTGTCCATTGGGTAGGGTCGGTGCTATCGGCTAACAGGGCGATACTGCATCCCTGCCCACGCAGCGCATACATTCCCTTACGGGGGGCAATGTCGATGCCGACCAAAGTGGTTGTGACGACGCCGGTCGCGCCATCGGTGCCAGGCGTGCCAGCGGAAAAGGGGAACGTCCCACCAGCCGGAGCCAACACTGTTCCGTTCGTGCTCGCCGTAACTAAACCGCTCGGGCCACGCTGAGGACCCTGGCCGGAATTCACCGCTGCCGCGAGCGCCGTCCAAAACGCGGCACCGGTGCCACCGATATTGTCGTATATCTCTGGAACCAAGCCAGGTAGGGCCACTGTCAGCCGCCACGTATTCGCCTGGCTACCGTTGCCCAGAGTCAGCAAGATCGCGTTGCCAAGGCTGCCAGTGTAGAGTGCCACGAATGTAAACGCCGTGCCCGGCAACGTCAGTTGCGCTGCGGTATCGGTACCATCTGTCACGCGAACGCAGCGGAAATTCTGTGCACCCTGCTGAACAGCGGTCGCGACATGCGTCCCCATGTCGTAGGTGCGGGCTACGAGCGGGCCGAACGCATTGGCGTAGTCGGTCATGGTTGCAACGATAACAGGCTTGCCCACGGGTCCCCAACTCGCGCTGCCGACGACTCCGACAACGTCCGTCGGCACGCCGTTTAGCAGCAGATTTTGCGGCGGCACGATCTGCACATAAAGGTCGGGTACCACTAGCGAGGTAGTATTTATGCTACCCTGCTGCACAATCGGCATTGTCGTCATTCTCCTGCTCTGTGGCGACTGGCGGCGACACGGAGGCGCCGCAAAAAATCATTGCTCAGCTAAGGATCGTGTCCCCGAGAAGACCTTCGCCCAGCGAGGCATCGAGCGCGCCGACCGCCATGCGCGGCAGGTTGGCCGCGATGGTGGTCGCGTAATCGACGGTGTAGGTCAGCTCACGCCGATAAAGGGTCGCGTCCTCCCACCGGTCGGAAATGCTGGTCCCAACATAGCGCAACCGCCCACTTGTACCGTCAGCAAGACCGATGAAGTCGATGCCTGACAATGCTTGGTCAACCGTGCGACCCACGGCGTCGCGTGTGGTGGGATCGGGACACCAAGCGGTAACGCGAAATGCTTGAAGCTGACGGCGCGAGAGACGGAGGGTCGGCTGATCCGCCTCGACACGCGCGATAAGGCGCGCTGCGCCAGGTACTGTCAGCACCGCACCGGACGCCGATGCAGGGCGCGAATTGTTTAGCGACGCTGCTAGTTTCGTTGCCACGGTCTGCGGCGTGTCGGTAGCCTGAACGCGCCATGCAGCCCATGTCGCGTCCGCAATCACTGCCACCACCTCGCCTGCCCCGCCGCTGCCGCCTAACGTTATGTTGGTTCCGGTCACGGTCGCCGTCAGCAACGGCGCAGTCTGGGTCTGTGGCACCGACAGGTCCGGCCACCGCGTCGTGTTCCGCGACTGCCCGGGCACCGCGGTGATCGAGATGTTCGTCGTGCCGCCAGCGAGATCCGCGTCAAGCGCCGCAGTCACCGGCCAGCCGCGATAGATGCGGCACACTGCGCCCGCAACCGCGCAGACACTTGAAAGACCATTTGGATATAATGCACCGCCGATCACGCCGACCAGTGCGGTCTCGACGTCCGATTCATCGGCCATCAGCTTGTTGCCTGTCGAATGTGCAGCCGCCAACCGAGGTCCGTAAGCTCGGCAGTTGAAACAACGCCGGTGCGGCCCAGATCGTCGGAGGCGAGATCGCCGGTCCGAAGCAGCACGACAGTCCCGGCCACCCTCACTGCGGGAAGCAACGCCGACCAGCCGCCGGCGCCTCCGATCACTCCCGGCGCATCGGCTGGCAACGCTCCTCGGCCGCCGACGCCCGCCGCAAGCACGCTCGCTGGCCAATCCGTCAACAACGCAGACGCAATCGCAGACTGCACGCCGACATAGCCGTTCACGCCAGCCGCCAACGGCGCGGCCGGGCGGGCGAAGCTCAGAATGCGATTTGCCTTCACGCACAGCACCGGTCCCAGGCGGGGTTGGGATGCGATGAAAAACACCCCATCAGGCCCGCTGACATAATCGCCGGGACGGGAATATCCTGTGTCGAAATAGCCTTCCCACATCGCCTGGCCGTAGCCGACGGGGGCATTGAAGCCGACCGGATTGGCGAACATTGCAGGCATTCGCAGCACGCGATTGCCACTGGTCATTGGCCCGCTCGCTGTCTGCGGACGATAGAGATCGCACCACGCACCTGCCGCACGAGCGGCTGCCCCCAGACCACGTCGGATCATATCGGGAATCTCACTGTTATCGCTTACCAGCGGCATGTTCGTCACACCACCAGCGCAAGCGTGCCGTCGCCCAGCCCGGGACCGGGCGGCAGGCCGAGAAATGCACACAGGCGGCGACGCCAGTCGTCGAACAGGCCAACTCTTTCGCGCACCTCATTCGGATTGCGTGTCCAGACTGCTGCCTCGGACGTGTCAAGCCTCGTGCCCGAATCAGTGATCGCTGCCTCCAGTGTCGATAGGGTGGCGAGATATGTCTGCACAACCGTACTCTCGGAGTCAGACAGATTGTTCAGGCGGTACTCCATTAATCCGTAAGCCTGGAAGAAGCGCCAACCCTGAAAACCTGAAGCACCCAGGCCGTAGGCCGGATAGCCACAATAGCGGCGGATGTCCGTCTTCTGCGCGTCGGTGAACAAGCTTTGCGTCGTCGTACCGCTCATTTCCACCTCCACCACCCGCCAGCAGGGATCCCTCTCGTCCATCCGGACGAGAGGGAGAGAGAAGCTGATCAGCCCGCGTGTTCGACCATCACTGCTCGCTTGAACACCGCATTGGTCGCGGTGGGAACCGTCGAAGGACTGGTCGTAATATCAGACGGTGTGGTAAATCCGCCGATCCAATACCAGCTCTGCGCGATAATCTGCTGCAAACGATCAATCGGTTCGCGTGTGACCATTGCAATGCCGTCGACCACAGAAACAATCGAGTCCTTGGGTGCTACATCGGACTCGGCAAGCGCGGCGAAATCACCCTCAATCAGCGCGCCCTTGCCGCAAACGATCGGCCGGCGGATTAGGCTGCCCGAATTTCCCGTCACGAAAGCCTCGGTGGTCGGAACGAAGCGCAGCCCGAGGAAGTCATTGACAACGCCACGCTTAAACACTTGGTTGGCGCTCGTGGCGCCAGTAAACAACTGCCGAAAAGCCTGGTCGCCGAACAACTGGCGTGCGCTGACCGGATCGAGATAACAGTTGTAGGCGCCATCGATTTCCGGGACTGCATTGAGCCGTAGCGTCGCCACGGCATTGAGCAGGGTCGCCATATCGAGTTGATCGGTACTTACAATTTGTGAGGTATTTGAACGGCCGTTTGGCCGCACAATGGCACTTGCGGTCGCCGCCATCACTGTGTTGTTGGCCGTCCCATCACTCACATCTACCGATGTAGCGAGCGTCAGAACACCGGAAATTCCGCCAGGGGCGCCAGAGGCGTCAGTCCCATCGGCAGTCGCGCCGATCAGATTATACTCGTTACCGCCGATCGTCACGGTCAGGGGATTGGCCGCGCTCACCGGGGTCGGCACACCGTTGACCCACACCTGGGTGAAGCCGCGTATATCGTCTACGTCCACCGTTGGACTGGCGCTGCCCAGTGTCATCCGCACCCGCGTGTTGCCGGCGAAATACGCGGGGAACAGGGCATTGCGTGCCAGTTCATCAAGGCTGCGTGCCGCCTGCTCGCCGTTGATCGCCGCGTTCAGAAGGAACTGGCTCGCGATACCGACCCGACTGGTCACCATATTCAGATCGGCCGTTGCCGCATAGAAATTCAGCGTGATAGTGTATTGCTCAATGCTGAAGCTCTGCGGCGTAAGACCGTTGTCCAAGTTGGTGTTGGTGGACGGCACCAGTGGAGTGGTGACCGAAGGCTTTAACCCAGCGCGGGTCTTAGTCAAGGTTTCACCGATCCCGACGGCGAATTCCTCGCGGTCGGCAACGGCACGGTAACCGAGCCGACTGTTTAGCGCCTGCTGGAATTCTCGCTCCAGAAAGCCCTGCTGAATGATCGGCTGCAAGGACAGCGGGAAGTTCTGAATGCCCATAGGGGTCCTCGTGTTGCAGAATTTTCAAACAAGTCAGCGCGAGCCTGCGCCGCTCGCGATCGCGAGGCACACGCTGCTCGTCCAGCCGTTATTGTCGGATCAGCGCCGCCTTAAGAGTTCCGCGCGGGCTTTCTGCCATTCCTCGATACTCATTTCTGTTGCAAGCTTGGCCTTCGGCGATTGCGCCGGCGGCACGCCCGCAGTGGATGACGATGAGCTGCTGCCAAACAGCCAGGGTTTGGCACGTCGCAGTTCCCGTAGGATTCCCTGCACGCCGGCCACTTCGCCATTCTCGTCCAGCTTCAGCTTGCTGGTATCGATCAGTTTCACGCCGTCGAGGTCCACCATGCCGGCTCGGACGGCTTCTGCCTTCAGCTCCGCCCGAACAAGTCTTTCCTGCGCTCCGACGAGTTGGCGCTCCAGGTCGGCAGCGTGGGCTGCAATGTCTGCCGCTGCGATTGAATCGGATACGTGATCGCTCATTGTTTTGCCTTCGTGTTGGCAATGCGGGAAAGTTCGGCCGCGACATTATCCACGTCATAGACATCGGCGATTGATTTCACCGCCGTCTCGCGGCTTAGCAGTCCGCCATCAACCAACGTGGTCAGAGTCGTTGCATCGCTTTGCCGATCCGGCGCGTCCGGGGGATACCAGCGCGGCCAACGCAGGTTGATTCGGACGGTCGCGTCAAGCGGGTCCAAAGTCGCCCCTTTCACGTTCAGTGAATAAATGGCAGACGCCTTTACGATCATTGCCATCAGCCGCAGCAGCGCATTACCGTAGCTCACGCGCAAATTGTCAGCGAGCCAGATCAGGCCCTGGTTCATTAGTTCCAGCGCCCGTCCGCTCTGCGGCGCGCTCAGCCGGTCGGCACTGGCCCGATTGCCATGCACGCCTTCCAGTGCCAGTTCACGCAGGAAGCGCACGTACTCGATCACCGCGTTCGCCGCCGTACCGCCGATCTCGAGAAGTTTTGCGTCACCCTTCTCGCTGACCACCAAGGCATTCCCGGCGCCACGAACCAATTCGCCATCAACCGCCGCTGGTTCGCGGATCAAAAGCGTCGGGTCCGAAGAATACTTGAGGCCACGCCCAGCTTGCGACAATTGATAGTCTATCTCGATTGAGGTCTCCACCGCCGCCCGAAACGTGCAGGCGCCATCTATGTCATCGCCACCTGGTAGATTTTTGATCCAGACAACTGGGACGAAGCCGAGACCATGCTGGACACTGCGTACTTCATCGATCTCGCTGGGCAGCCCATCCAAGACCTTATTAGGCAAAAACCAGGTTTCGGTGTCACTGTCCCACTGACGCTGGAACCAGAAGTCGGCGACTGGATCGTCGATGTCGTAGCCCTGCGACGCTAGCACCGCCCCCGAAACTTTGTATGCTTCAGTCACCGACAGCAACTGGTCGGGAGCATCCGCTCGCCACACTGGCGTCAGATACAGGCTTGGAAGCACATGGACGAAGACGCGGCCTCCCAAAACGCGTAGCAGCACCGCGACGCTACCGACCGAACCACGTAGCGCTGCTTCCAGCATCGCTTGGTTCAGCGCGCATTCCTGGGCAATATCGCCGAGCACGGCACGCGTATGCGGATCGTCGCACTCGATGGTGGGAAAGTGTCCCTCGCCGAATACGAGTGAAAGGCTGTCGTCTACAACAATCTTTGCGAGCGGATAGCGCACCGATGGCCGGCGCCGACGCAGCGGAATATACTCGCCGCCCATGCCGCGCTCCTCATGGAACTCATAAGGCAGTGCGTCATAAAGGCGTCCCTCTAGCACGCGGGTGAGGATGTCCAGGCGGCGGGTCCGTTCGGGAAACGCCGGATCACCTGGGATCAGCGTACAGATCGTGTCGAACATGCGTGTCCTTCAACGGCGCGGCAGACCGCGCCGCGTGGATATGGCTGAGTTTGTCTGACGCTGGTGCCAACAGGTACGCGTTGCGTATTGCGGTGGGAAGTATTGAGCAGTCTTTGCAATTCTCTGTCGGTCCTGCGAATCTATCTAATGAATAAAATGGCAAACATTGCCCGACATTGATTCGTAATTAATTATATATATACGCAAGCGGGCAGGATCGACTTCTTAAATTGAATTAAAAAAACACAATTATACCCAAAATGTATTGAGAGAGGCTCCTGGTATTCGGCAGGTCCATAAAGGTGATCCCGCATTCCAAATCCGGAGACTGCTTTCCGTAACACTGAGTTCTTCTTGCGCCTAGTGCCTCCTGTGTCCGGCGTTCGGATGTTAGCGTCCCATGATCGGCACATTCATCCGCCGCGTTGCGGTCGGGGCTTCGGCATGGATAGCCAGCGCACGGGCCAGTGCGTCAACTTGGTCGTCTTTTCGCCCGCCCGGAAATTCCCTCAATTCGTTCAGAAATGCGGAATTCCAGGGGGCACGAACGATGGCGAAATTGCCGGCCTCCACTTGTGCAGCCGCCGGGCCGGCCCGCGTGACCTTCGATCCGGTTTCAGGCCCCGCTTCGACGCGATAACCGGGGAGCAGACCAGTCAGCCATACCACCTGCTGCTTGCCGGCCTGGCCAGGGTCTTGCGGCAGGCCGATCGTGACATCCCGGCCGTCCATACGCGCCGTCTGGGTGATCGCCTCGGACACCTCGCCCGGGCCGCCGCGGAAGCGACAGACATCCAGCACTACGAAGCCACCCGCTTCGGTGCGGCCAAGCTTGATGCCCGCAGTCCAATCCGGGTCACGCCCCTCGGAGGCCGCCGTCGCCGCCAGGTCCCACGCACGTACCACGCGCTGGCAGGGCGGCGCGGTCTCCAGCACTCCGATGCGGCCGCACTGAAACAGGGCTTCCAGGTCGGCGCGGGGCGCCTGCTGGTACTGCGCCGCCCAGACTCGGGAACCCACCGCCTGCCGCCGGCGCGCTAACGCGGCAATGTCCTCCCATTCTGGCCAGAGCGGCTCACCGGGCATCCGCCCCAGCGGGTCGTCAGGTTTATCCGCAAGGGCCGGCAGGCGCAGTGTTTGCCAATTGTCCCCGCCGGCAAGCAACCGGGCCGCCAGATCGTCTTCGTGCCACCGCGCCATCACCAGCACGATTTTACCGCCTGGCGTCAGCCGGGTCGTGAGTTCGGTTCGGTACCAGTCCCAAAGCGCATCCCGACACTGCGTGCTTTCTGCCTCGGCAGCTGTCTTGATTGGGTCGTCGATCACAATGAGGTCGGCGCGGCGGCCCATTAACGGGCCACGCACCCCGGTTGCGAAATAGCTGGCACCGGCGAACGTGGAGAAGCGCACGGCAGACCGGTCGTCGCGTGCCAGGCCGTCTTCAGTGCTCTCTCCATAGTCGCGGATCGTGGCGCGCACCCGCCGGCCGAAATGGGCGGCGAGGCTTTCGGTATGGCACGCCGCGACCACCCGAGCCTGCGGCTTCCGCAGCATATACCATGAGGGAAATGCGACGCTCGCGTAGGTGCTCTTTGCGCTCCCCGGCGGCATGAGTAGCATCAGCCTGTCGCAATGGCCTTCCGCCAGCGCTTCCAGCCGCTCCAGTATCAGATGATGGTGTCTTGCTAGGCGGTACGGCGCCATCGTCCGCGCCGCCCAATCCGGCAAGGACGGGACGGCGGAAAGGTTGGCCGGTGTCATTTGCTCCGGTCAGAGCAGTGAAGCCCGTCGGGGCACACCGCCGATCATGCAGGAATATATACCGCTTTCTGGGGCATCTGGGCAACCAGAATCGTGTTAGTGCAAAATTTCCCGTTTCGGTCGCGTCGCGACTCGGTTTCGCCTTCCGTGCGTGCCTGGGAATGGTTCCAGGGGGCTGGAATGTTGGAGTCGCGCTTTGGCGAAGGCCCGTATCATCTCACCGTGCCATCTCTCGCCTGCAAAGTCGGCCGCAATGTCCCGTGGCCTTTCTGCCCGGGGAACAGACCGAGGACGGGTTTATCGCCGCCTCTACCAGCCAATCCGACACCGACGCCAACGCGCGGTTGCAGGGCCAGATCGGCAAATATCGCCCCTTCCTGTCGCCTACACTGCGAGAGGGGCACACCGCCGATCATGCAGGAATATATACCGCTTTATGGGGCATCTGGGCAAGAGGAATCGTGTTAGTGAAAAATTTCCCGTTTTGGGTTGCGTCGCGATCCGGTTTCGCCTATCGCGCCTGCCTGGGTATGGTCCCAGTGAGGCTGGAATGTGGGAGTCGCGCTTCGGCGAAGGACCGTATCATCTCACCGTGCGGTCTCTTGCCTGCAACGTCGGCCGCAATGGTCCCGCGGCTTTTCTGCTTGGGGAACAGACCGAGGATGGGTTTGTCGCCTATGCCGGCCGGTCCGACACCGGCGTCAGCGCGCGCTTGCAGCGCCAGATCGGGAAATATCGCCAATTCCTGTTCGCCTACACCGCGACGGCCGAGGCCGCTTTCAAGTACCAGCTCGCTAGGGTGGTATCGGTTCCTAAATCGACCATCGAAGGCGCCGCCGGACAATCATTGAACGTATGCACTTTAAAATGAACGGTGGACCGCAAGTAGCTCCTTTGTTTGCGAGATGTTTACGCAAATCGATCGACCCTGCAACAGCCACCAGCGATGCGACCTGAGAGCCCTGTTTATGCCATACCGAATACGGGTTGACCCGTCGCTGGATAATTGCTCAAGTGCAGTCAGTTCGATCATTGTGAATTTGCGATATATGTCGTCTACGCACTCATGCGTTGGCCATTTCGTGGGAAACTGTCCGTCTAAGCACACCCAGACTGTACCAGGGTTGGTCTCGTCCGCGCCCGGCTCCGTCGGCCGAACCGATCTGCTTCGGAACATGGTCACAAGAAGAAGGGGGCTACCCTGATGCACGCGCGCTCTGGCCGGGCCCTGCCCGGCGTGTTCATCTCCATGCTTGTGGCCAGTTCCGTGCTGGTTGCGCCTACTCCCGCAGCAGCTTCCACAGACGCGGCTCCTCCCGCTCGAAAGAGCGCCGGCCACGAGCAGCGCCGCCCACTGGGAAATGGACGGGCTCAGAGTTCCGCCAAGCCCGCGCCCCACAAGGCCATCGCCTCGGCCACTCGCCGCCGCCCCCAGACCGCTCCTACATCGCAT